AGACAAACGTAAACTTTCAAGTCTTCATTCACTATGTAGTAATTTGCCTCGTATAAACTTCCCTGTGAAGTAATTGGTGTGAGATTGTAAATATTATAGTCATGTCTGTACATCTCATAGGTTGTTCCAGCAACCCATGATACCTTTCTAACAAGTCTACGAACATCTTTATCCGTAACCTTTTTCATTGCGATGATAGACTCTTTGATAGAGTACTCTTCTTCAAATCCATCTAAAGGTGCAGGGGTGTTAGTAGCCCATGTGGCAGTACCGCCTGCCTTCGGTTCTATGGAATTGGGTAATCCCATGAAAGCGTAATATTTGTTAACAGTAGATCCGACTCCGACAAAACTCTGTACAAAAGTTTCGGCATTTAAAATTCTAAACTGTTCGGATATAATTGCAGGCATTTTAAAAAAACTAGTCTTTTTGTTTTATTTAGGGGTTAAGTTAATGGTTTCTTTCTGGAAACTACAGAAGCAGTCGATAGACCAGTATTACCATTCATAGAATTGACGAAAAATTCATCTGGATTACCCGATCCACGATTCTGATAACCGTAGATTTGACCCCAACTATATCTACCCCAGAAGGTATCAACATTTGAAGTTCCAGCAAGACCAACTTGGATTTGGTTATTTCCAAAAGTTGTAGGGCCAGGTAAGAAGGAACATGTTACTGTGGTAAGTCCAGAAACAGCATCACCAGCTCCAGTAACTTCTTCTACTCTAAACACACCACCGAGATAATCACCAGAAGTGACCATACCAACAGGTACTCTTGATCCAGAAGATGTTGTAATACCAGTAAGTGCGTGTCCGACAATTAGAGGACTGTCAAAGACAGTAAAGAAGTCTCCTTTCTCCAATCCACTAAAGTTAACTCCAAGAGCATTTAGTGAAGAATAACCATAACCTAAGTTTGTATTATCGTTGTTCTGCGATTTCAGAGTAAATTCCAATCTAGGTAATCTCTCTGACGAACCAGGCATGTATGTATTTATCCCTACGATATCACCAAAGTCTCCTTTCGCATTGATAGAGAATATATCCTCTCTCTTAGTTTTATCAGTCTGTACAAGAACTGGAGGTGAACTACCAACATCATAACCAAATCCACCATCTGTAACAGTTACAGAGGTTATCACACCAGCAGTTACAGATGCAGTAGCAGTTGCTCTGTTGATAGCTGGATCTGCATAGAATTGGGTTGTTGCACTTCCAACTGCAATAATTCTAGTGCTATTGAAATCACCAAAGGTTGTATTAGTAATGTCACGAATTTCATTTGAATGTGATATTTCTCTCTTGTTCCAGTTTGCCAAGTCGAATGAGTAATACATCTCACCAACTGTGCTAATACCAATATAGAAGTTATTAAAGTATTTGATATTCTTGAAGTCAAATGTTGCAGGGTGTAATGTTCCAGCAGGCAACTGTTGACTCCAAGGTTGCCAGAAGTTTTTATTTGTTGAAATACCTATTGTTCCATTATTACCAACATAGATGAACTTATTACCATCATAGATGACATCATTGATATCTTGAACAGTATTACTTACTTTGTCTGACCATATCAAACCATCATTAGAAGCGATAACAGCACCACCGCCACCAACTGCAATAAATTCACCCTGACCAAATGCAACTGAATTTAGAGTTTCTAAACTTCCAGAGTATTGACTAAATGCCTCTGCTGTTGTAAGACCAACCGCAGTAAAGATAGATCCAGCAGCACCAACAGCGACCCATGTGTCTATTGATCCCTCCCAAATTATATCTTTGAAACTTCCAGTATATGTACTGTCAAATGTGTTTACTTGACCAATTGCAGGGATTGCTCTCTTCTCTTTAAGATCAATGACATCCCAACTAGAAAGACTGTTTCCGATAGAAACTGATCTTGCCATTGAACCACCATCACCAACAGCCATGACATACTTACTGGTGCTAGATGAAGAGTATCCTACTCCTACACCATTGAACTGAACAGTGTTACCGAATCCAATCTGTCCTCTCTCCCAGAAAGTACCACTCTTAGTATTCATGTAGTAACTACTTGAACCTACAGCAACTACTGGTTCTTGTTGTGTAATTGCTTTAAAGTCAACAACTTGAATGATACCACTAATTCCGTCAAATCTCCAGTTCTTAATTGGGTCTTTACGTTTGATTAAGGCACTTGATATTGCAACGTTTGGACTTGTGATTGTATATCCAGTTCCTCCAAAACCAATGGTCAATGAAGATATACTAGAAGATGTAGAAACAATAGAAGTTATGATGCCTGGTAAAATCTCAGCATCATCAAATATTTGAATGTTTCTTTCTGCTTGAAGTAACTTGTCAATATTAGTGAATAGTGGGAATACATTATTGACATATATTGTATCATCTGTCTTACCAACATTCTTAATAAGTCTTGTTGTAGGTAAAATCTTACTCTTCAAACTAGGTCTTGCTTTTGATATTAATACACCAGATAGAATTTGATCCTGTCTTTGTTTTTCCCATGCAAGAGGTCTATCAGCATCCTGTGCTGTATTAATTCCAATACTGTTGTATGCAAATGTCTCAAGAAGATCAGAAGCGACAATTCTCTTACTTGTTCTTTCAAACTGATCTATGTCTAGTGGATCAAATCTATTTTCGTTAATTTGAACTTTATCGCCAGGTTTCAATGTTGAAGTTGGTTCTACAGTCTCAACGTCTCTCTTTGATCCTCTATAGTAGAATACAGAACACTTAGAATTTGCCTTTGGTGCCTCACTAAAGATCACCCTACTACCTTTGTAAATGTATGATGAGCCAGGTGTCTGTAGAACATCATTGATGTAGATAAAGATATTGTTTGTAATATCCATATCACTACCAGGCTGAGTCTTAAGACTTAGTATTTCAGTGTTACCAGAAGTTGTTACTGATAGAGTAAACTTCTTACGATTACCATTAAAGAATGGTGCAATATCATCAAATAAGATGAACTGGCCAGGATAGAATCCAGAGAAACTATCATTCTCTAACTCCTCAACTGTTAATTGGAATTCTGTCAATACACCTACTCTTGGGTCTGTAGCAATACCACTGATTGTTAGTTTATCATCAACTTTAAATCCTGTTCCCTCTTCTAAAATATTATATTCAGCAATATTACCGTCAACATTGATACGGAAGTTTGCCTTTGCATTTGTTCCAACACCACTAGTGCCAGAAACATATTCTAGACTTCTATTGAAATATCCGTCTGGTTCTGCAATATCAACAAATACAGGTTTAGTAACTTCACCACCTCTCTTATACAAGGCAATTTGAGTTGTTACTCCAGCATTGACTCTAAAGTTTGCAGCATCTAATTTTTCTACTACATCAAATCCTGAGAATCCTTGTTCTATAGAAGATGCTATTCTCTTACCTTGTTGTGAAAGTCCAGCTCTAGCATAGTTGTGATCTACAGTTGAAATACCAACATTGACAACGTATGTTTTACTGTTAATAATCTTATCGACAAAAGTACCACCAGCAGCGAAGTCAGTTCCACTAGGAGAGTTGTTATTAAGTCTAGGTGCAAGAATGACACCTTGAATCTTACCACCAGAATTATAGAAACTAGGTGTAGTAGATGGGCCCACCTGAGTTTCAATCTGAGTGTTGCTGAGAACTCTGGTAATCAGTGAACCATTATAATAAGGATCTCCTCCCTTTGGATAGAATTGTTTTGTAGCGTAGTTATCTTGAGAACATGAGAATAGAATCGACTCAGTTTCTAATTTAACATTCCTACCAACTCCAGCAGCAGTTGTAATACCATGAACAACTGGTAAGAATGCTGTCATGATACCTATAGACTCATGATAGTCTGCGTGGTTAATATTATATGCAACTCTAGTAGAAACCCCAACATTAAGAGTAATGTTATTTGATGTGACAGCAGTTGGATATAATGCAGCGTTATGTGCAGGGTCTGTAGTTCTAGGATATGGATGCTCTGTTGCATATTGATCCATTGAACATGAATATATCAATCCACCTGTCATCAATCCTACTGATGTTGTAGTTGACAATCCGTGTGATGAGTCAGTAGTTATTGTCGCTAATCCACTGTTTGCATCATAAGTTGCATTAGTTACATTGAACTTAACTCTAGATGTGATACCTACGTTAATTGTGAATGTATCTGTCGTAGAAGTAACAACACCAACTTCCACATTGTGTATAGGATCAGTTGTTCTTGGATATGTGTGATCAGTGGCATAGTTGTCCTGAGAACATCTCCATGTGTATGAATCTGTTGCAAGACCTATTGTATCTCTTGCAATCAATAATGAACCAAGTTCTGCGTTCTCAAATGTATGGACATATGCACCACCACTGATTACAGAGTTTGCAACAGCTGATACAAATATATGTTCGGTCTGGTTAGATGATGTTCCTACGTCCAGAGTAATTGTGGTATCTGTAGTAGAAGTAATCTTAACAGCAGTATTGTAAGCAGGATCTGGGCCATTGATGCCAGATTTCCTTGGGTAATAGTGGAATGTCTCATGATTATCTAAGGCACAGGTAAATTTGAATCCATTTGTTTTTAACTTGACAGAAGTTCCTTTTTGAAGTGTATGAGAACCAATATCAATTGTCATCAATCCAGTGAAAGGATCAAATGATCCACTTGTGGGACTATGGTAAACAAGTGGTGATGTTCCTACATTGACTGTGAAATTATCTAAGTCTGTTTTTGTGACTGATAACCACTTTTGATCTGATGGATCTTTTCTTCTAGGATAACTCTTGATAGATTTTCTACCATCCATCTTACATCTGAATCTTAGAGAGTCTCTTGCAATTTGAACTCTATTACCAGTAACCATTCCATGGCCAGGACATGTCACAGTCAGAATACCAGATACGGCATCATAATATGCAAAGTCTATGTTTCTAGTATATGAACCATTGAAACCATGAACGTTTGAGAATACAGTCATGATACCTGTACTTGCAGTGTAAGCTGCAGTAGTGATACCATAGTTGACTATTGTAGATACACCCACATTGATAGTCAGTGTGGTGTCAGAAGTTGATCCAATACCAACGGATACATTACCTCCAATAGGATCATCAGGACGAGGATACGCATGTTCTGTTGCGTAATTATCTCTAGCACATGTGAATAATATTGATGCAGTATTGATACCAACGGTATCTCTTGCCTTCTTAAGACCACCAGTAGTTGCACTTTGGAACCAGTGTGCGTTTACAACAGTAGATACACCAACTTGTACAGAGAATGTATTTACACCCACGTTGTAAATTGGCAACCACTTATTTAAAAATGGATCAGAATATCTTGGATATGCCTTAGTTGCAGTATATCCATCTTGATCACATTTGAATGAAATTGATTCCAAATCAAACTTGACATATTCACCAGCAACAAAACCATGATTTGCAATGGTTGGTTCTAGTACACCAGTACTAGCATTATACGTTGCCGTCGAAATTGTATG